CGTTGTCGGTGCTGTGCTGTATCTTAACCGTGGTCGATACTGAATTGGAAGTAATATGCAGGTTGGCCACCAAGCCATTTGCACTCGAGGCAAGATTGTCAAGAGCGACGGTGTTGACGCTGGTCGCGTAGGTCGTGAGTGCCGCAAGCACCTGGCCTCGATACGCGCCGCTATTCCCGGTGCCATCCACTTGCATTTCAACTGAGACGGCCACCGCGTCACCAACGGCTGATGTGATTTGATACGATGTGTCGTGCGCCTGCACAACGAGTGCACGATTACCAGCCACCGCAGCGCCTTCATCACAAGCTGATAGCGCCGCCGCCGTGCTGTTGCTGAGCAAGCCGGCCATAATGGGATCGATGGCTCCGACTGCGCCGTCCCAGAATCCCGACGCACTCACCGTGCCGTCAATGTGGCCGTTGACGAACTGCTTGGCGACGCCACCGAACGTCGTTGTCTCGCTGTTTTCGACACCGATAGTTTGGTCGATGCTGTTGAGGAACGCGCTCACATCCGTGCCGTTTAGCAAGACCGATATTTTTGAACCGTGGACGAAGGGCATGGCTATCTCCTTGCTGCCGTGACGAGAATTTGTGGGCTGCCAGATGTGGTAACGAGCGTGCGCAGGTAACGGTTTACAGGTCCGACCGTTGCGCCTGATTGGGCGAACTTAATGCTGGCGGTCTGGTAGGACGCGAACAGGTCTGCCCAAGTGCTGCCGTCTGGCGAGTGTTGGATGACGACTTGCGTTGTCGCCGCGTTGTTCAGCATGTGGATGTTGAAAGCCATTCCGTTGGTTGTGCCCGCGCCATTGTCGAGTGCTGTGGATGTGCTGTTATTGCCACGGACAGCGAGCGGGGCGAGTACTTGGCCTCGGAAAGCGCCGGTTGGGAGACGAGGGATGAAGATTTCAAATGCGGTTACTTTGAAGCCTTTTGCGGAGTTAGTGGTATTTTTGGCCACACCATGTTGGGTTGACCCAGATGAGCCTGTTGGGGCCGTGAATGACACCCGATAAACTGATCCATACACATTAGTAACGACACCATTTGTTAATGTTGAACTTGCGCCACCATTATTCATAAAAAGATTTGCGTCAGCTGTCGCATCTGTTGCGCGACCAATAACGGGAACACTGTCGTCATTCATCTTCATATAGCAGGAAAAAGTTGCAAAAGTTTGCGTTGGTATCGTCAACACTCTCACAATGTATCTTGTCACCGAGTTGTTTGGGAACTCCACACTATTCACAAAACCGCTTATGCCTCCAGGGGAATTTGTTGGAGAGCCACCGGAAATGTATGACGCCAGCGGTATATCATTCGACCCCGGAAACAGATTCTGCTCCGTCACGCTATTCGCAGCATTGCCGGACCCATCCACCTGAAACTCCGCGCTCACAGCGACAGTATCGCCCACCGCGTTGGTCACTTGGTATGATGTGGCCTTAGCGGACGCGACAAGGGCTTTAGCGCCCAGCGTGTTGCCTTCGTCGAGGATGGAGATTGCGTTGGGGAGGTTTGTGGCCTCGAGCGTGAGGCCGGCTGCCCGAAACGGCTTTGCAGTTGAAAAAGAATTCTTTAAAATGCGCCCAATCGGTATCCCATTGTAATTGGCGTCCACAAAAGACAAAGATTTCTGCACGCGGTATGCTGAACCAGAAAAAACTGAAACATTTGTTCCGTAAACTATGGGACCGAGATTAAAATCACCAGATGTGACCATATTCAAAAAAGGCACTGGGACGCTGTTATCGTCCATTTGAACAACCGCATAAAAGTTGTAAACAGCATTGGCAACAATTTCAGGCGGGGCTTTAGTTGCTTCACGATTGGCTCCATTGTCTCCAAATTGAATGCTCGCCGCAAAACCACTGATCGGCGTGCCAGCATTCGTGACATTCGACACATTCGTATAATTCGCCACCGCATCCCCAGGAGGCAACAGGTTTACATTTTCAAAAAGCCGATTCATCACCGCATCGATGGCATCGGTCGCGCCATCCCAGTACCCGCTCAGCGTGATCGTGCTGTCCCGCAATCCCTTCGTGTACGTCTTGACGGCGCTGCCAAAAACGCTCGTCTCTGACATCTCGCGGCTGATGCTTTGCTCGATACTGTTCAGGAACGCGCTGCACTCCGTGGTGTTGATGAACGTCCGCGTACCCTTGCCGTGCGTAAAGCTCATCGCTACATCCTCGCTGCCGTAATGACGACTGTGCGGGTGCCCAGCGTACCGCTCCAGGTCGCACGCAAGTACCGGTTGACCGTGCCAGTGACAATCTTACGCTCAGCGCCACGGCCAGCCGCGATGGATGCGAAGGTCACCAGGTCGCTCCAGTTGACGTTATCTGTGCTGTGCTGAATCTTGGCGATGGTCGACTGATCGCTCGCGGTGATGTGTAAGTTGGCGATGATGCCGTTACTGCTCGCGCCGCCGTTGTCAATTGCCGAGTAGTTCTGGCTTGCGGATGTGATCGATGTGCCGTTGGCGAGTACGACGCCTCGATGTGTGCCGAAATTGCCGATGCCTGAACCGTCAAGCTGGAACTCTGCGCTCACCTGCACGGCCTCAGACACGCTCGCCGTGATGTTGTATCCACTGGCCAGCCCGGAAGCCACCAGCGCGCGATTGCCAACCATCCCGACTCCGCCCTCGGCAACAGTCAACACTGTGGCTGAATCACTGTCCAGCGCGGCGCTTAGAACCTCATCAACACCCGAGGCCACGCCGTCAAAATATCCGCTCATCGAAAGTGTGCCGTCAACTTGGCCTGCAACGTATGCCTTGCTTTGCGCGGTAAAGGTTGTCACCTCGGCAGTATCAACCGTCTGTGTCTGGTCGATGCTGCTTAAGAACGGGCTCAGGTCGAACCCGTTCGCAAAGATGTTTGCACCTTTACCGTGCGTTGGCATCTTTATGCCTCCTCGGCCTCAGGGGCTGGCTCTACCTCGTTGTAAACTACGTTGCCATTGGGCATAATCTCAGCCTCGATGGCGGGCTCGTCGATCACTTCAGCGCTTGCTTCAATTTGCGCCTGTACGGCCGCCATCAGTGCCTCAGCTTCTGGGTCGTACTCGACAATGCAGCCCTGTTCAAGCAGCCAGCCGATGGACTGCTGAGGGATGTCGGAGCAAACGTCGCCCGGTTCGCGTCGGGTCACGCCGTAATTCAGGCCCACCAGAACCTTGTATTCCTTCTTGCTCACGCTATCACCTCCATGCTGAACTCCACCCCTAGATACTGTACACCCGCAAGCTCGTACACGCCATAACCTTGCGCGCTCATCACGCGGGTAGTCTGCGCATTGCCACCGAGTGTGACGTCACCATCGATGGCCGCACGGATGCTTTGCACGCCATCAGGCGACACGTAGTCGTCAAGCTTGCGCTGTGCCTGGTCTTCCTGCACGTCACAAGCGTATACCCGCACCGGTACCACCAGCCGCATCCGGACGGACCTGAAGCTGTAATCGTACTCCACTGCATTCGGCATACCTACCACCGCGCAGGGCACCATCACGGAGTCTGGTATCGTGTCATACACGTTTAGTGACGTGATCGTCTTGATTCGAGTTCCGATGCCGTCCCGGATTGATTGTATGCTTGCCATTTCACAGCTCCATCTCTCTGACAGCACGTCGAATAATCGCGATGAACTTGCTGCTATTATCTTCGAGCATCCCGCGCAAGTATCGCCTCGGCTTTAATCCGCCGCGCCTCGTGATTGATGTCGCAACAGCGCCAGCACTGACTAAGTTTCGGCGCACCGGACCCCAATTGCTTAGTGCTCCAACCGGCACCACGTGAACACGCCTCGGCCAGTTTGGGTGATCGTGTGTCAAGCCCGTGCCGTACTCCATATACTTGGCGTAAGGCAGTTCGCCAGACGAACCGATAACGCCTATATCGACGCTTAGCATCATTGGTTGATCGTCAACTTTATGAGTGATCGATGCACGGAGTCGACCAAAATCAACAGGCGCCCGGCGCTTGCTGTCTGTTTCGCCCATCCGGCCAATTTTGTTCAGCGCAACCCGCAATGGCTCGCGCACGAACCGATCACTGTGCAACTTCTTTATGACGGCGTCCGCGTCAATATCCACTCGAATCCTAGCATCCATATACTGCTATCTTTCGGTACTGAGCCAGCAAACTGTTGACCTCAGGATCCTTTGACGATACTCGCGAGAATCCAAGTTCAGGCGTCCCGATCACGCCGAACGCCGCGTCCCGCCTCTTGAAAAAGCGCACAGCCAAAATCAGGCAAGCCTGGTTGATCGCCTGTGGATGCGATCCCGTCGCGTTGTATCCCCAGCTTCCGTTGATACGCACCCCGCGCCGACCGTGCGGGAAGTTCAGAGTCGCAAGATGACTTGTGTACACAGAACTATATGGCGCCGTCCCTGGTTCCAATTCAAAGTCGTTGGGCCCAAGCGCGACGTATTGGCGATCACCGGTATCTACAGCGATCTCAGTGACGCTAAGGAGATCATCCGGCAATGAAAGGTAGTCCGGCTCCTCGGCCTCAAAAAAACGAATCGCGGATGTCGAGAAAAACACCCTCCGCGTAAAATTGTCAATCGCCCGGCTAGCGGCCTCGATGGCAAGCTCAAGACGAGAGTCGTCGTTGGTGCTCGTCGTGCTCAAATACGCCTTGATTTGCGATAGGGTCGCGTAGCCGTTCGTGATTGCCATAACTACCCCGCGTGTGCATTTGCGACGCAGGTGACCGCGCCGCTTGAGTAGTTCGATATTCTAGCCCTGAAATACGTCGCACCACCAATTAAGTCACAAGTCGTGATCGTCGGTGCTGTAATTGTTTTAACTTTGGTGCCTGGGTTGGTGCTGGTTAAATCACTGGCTGATATTTCAAACCAATTTACGTCGTCAATCGTGATTTCAAGATGAACACTTGCATTAAATGTGCCCGTTATTGATATGATCACGTGATTAAAACCGTCTAACAATAATTTAGTTCCGTTGCCATCTGCCGCGGCGGCATTTTGCAAAACAACTGGCCCACTATTCGACGATTTCATCTTGCACCTTCTTTGGCCGGCCTCGCCGGATTATCTTGTCCTCAGTCTCGATGCTCGTTGTCACGTACACCTCGTCTTTGGCAAGAACAGGCTCAAGCGCCATCCAGCTGCCAGGAGAATCAGTGGATAATGCTTTCTCAAGCTCGGCGTTATCCACGGTATCTCCGGCTTGCCAAGACCCGAGGCTGCTCTTGTATGCGCTGACACATCTCAACATTAAATGCCGTCCAGCTCTTGCAATATATAAACCGACACAAGCAGGTCCGAGGTTGTTCCGTTCCAGGTCGCGCCCGTCGTAATTCCGATTCCTACTCTATCACCAGCCCTCAACGTTACTTTGCCACGTGGGATCTTCACCATGCCAGCTGCTAGCGTGGTGATAGCTGTCGAAAAGTTTGCGTTCTTTGTGTTGTTTACAAACACGTGTACCGTCAGAGTTCCAACGGTTGCGGCGGCGCTTAGGTCTGAGACAACCGCGCACAATTCACCATTGAATGGCACCGTAATATTAGTGACTTGATTCGATGCATCATTCAGACGAACGTCAGTCTGGGAGGCTGTGACGTTCGCTTGAAAGAAATTCTTACAGACCATCTGACCTTTGGCGAGCTCTCTTGTAATTTGCATAGCACCCTCCTTAAGGCAAAGCCGGGGTCTCCCCCGGCCTGCCGATCTCCTTACAAGTTGATGTTGTACAAAACGTCTGCGAACTCGATGCCTGATGCAGCGCCCGTAGGGCTGAACCGACCGAGACCCATACGCAGGCTGTACACGATGCGTGATTGATCGGAACCGATCAAACGCTCCGTCTCAACCTTCACGCGACGACGCCAGCCAGCCTTGAGCCCGCGCATGTTCGCGCAGACAACTTGACCGCGGGTGTTGTTGGCTGCTGTGTTTGAAACCTTGCCGTCTGCCTCGGTGAGCGGCATCGCCATCGATGAAATTAGCGGATTGCGACCGATGCGCGCCAACTCGCCAGTGAGGATGGTCGCACCCGGACCATACTTGTCAACGGTCAGCACTTCATCAAGCTGACCAATCAATTCAGCAACGTGTGGGCTCGTGATATAAACGACGTCCTCATTGTTAATCGGGTGACC